GCCCGCAGGGGCCGAGCGGCGGGGCGATGGCCGCGCAGGGCGGCGGCTTTTTCTCGCAACTCATGGGCATGTTCGGCGGCGGTCGAGCGGCCGGCGGCCCGGTGTTTCCGGGCTACGGCTACACGGTGGGTGAACAGGGACCGGAGAAGTTCGTGCCGACCGTGCCGGGCCACATCGAGCCGGCCGCCAACACGAACATCGACAGCGGGGCAGTGACCGTGAACGTCGACATGACGACGGGCGGCGGCTCTGCGCCATCGTCGCAAGACGCCCTCGAGTTCGGTCGGCGCGTCAAGCAGGCGGTCGTCGGCGTGATCCAAAACGAGCAACGCCCCGGCGGGTCGCTCTATCAACGCAAGAGCGCGTGAGGTCGCCATGGCAACGCAACCCTATTGGCAGTGGTGCCCGATGGCGGGCGCTGGTCGCTCGACCAAGCTCAACGTCGACCAAGTCGACTTCGGCGACGGCTACGTCCACCGCATGACGCGCGGGCTCAACCCGGTTCGCCCGTCGTGGTCGCTGCAGTTTCCCTTCCGCTCGCAGGCCGAGCTTGACGAGCGCGACCGCTTTTTGCGGGCCTACGCCACGGGCGGGTTTTACTTCACGCCGCCCGATGCCACCGCGCAGGTGTTCGTCTACGCCGACGAGTGGAGCGCCACGATCACCGACCGCAGCGGGCGCGGCGCGATGCTGGGCACGCTCAACGTGACGATGGTGCAGTGCTTCAATCCGCAGCCGCAAGGCGTGATCCCATGAGCCAACTGGTCACCGAGGGCCTGATCACGCTCTACCAACTCGACACGGCTTTCATGGGCGGGCCGGTGCATTACTTCACCAGCGCCAGCGACTTCGACACCAACATCGAATGGGGCGGCAATCTCTACATCCCGTTGCCGGTGCAGGCCGAAGGCTTTCAGATGACGAGCAAGGGCACGTTGCCCAACCCGGCGATCACGCTGTCGAATTTATTCGGCGCGGGCAACGCGCTGTTGGATACCTACAACGGGCTGGTCGGCGCGCAACTCACGCGCATCCTGACGCTGCGCCGCTTCCTCGATGACGGCTCGTCGCCCGATCCCAACGCCTACATCACGCGCGACGTTTTCACGGTGGCGCAAAAGACCAGCCACAACGCGCTGCAGATCGTCTTTAAGCTCGCGTCGAAAATGGATCAGGAGGGCGCACAGATCCCGCGACGGCAAGTGCTTCGCGATGTCTGCGGCCACACCTATCGATATTGGGACGCCAGCATTGGCGCGTTCAACTATTCGAAGGCGACATGCCCGTACAGCGGGCCGGCGTTCTATACGCCGCTCGACGAGGCGACCGACCCGATGCACGACCAGTGCTCGCGCAGCTTCAACGGCTGCACGCTGCGCTTCGGTCGCTGGGCGGCACTGCCGGCGCGGTTCTTCCCCGGCGTTGGAAAGGTCCACTGATGCAGATGCCAAACCGCCGCGAGGCGTCGCCCATGTCGCCGGTCTATCCCGAGGCGTGGACGCCCGAGATCGCCGAAGCAGCCTACGCGCACGCCGCCGAAGTCTATCCCCACGAGGCGGCCGGCATCGTCGAGGGCGGTCGCTATGTGCGGCTCGAAAATCGCAGCACCACGCCGGGCGATGACGTGAAGTTGAGCGACGAGGAATTGCTGCGCGTCGCCAGCGCCGACGTGTTCTTTCACAGCCACCCGGACGCGCTGGGCGTGCCGAGCGAACACGACATGATTTATCAGGAGCAGCTTGGCATCCCGTTCGTGGTGATGTGCCTGCCGCTTTACGATTGCTTCGTATGGGGCGACACGCTCGCCCGCGCGCCGCTGATCGGGCGCGGCTTCCGCCATGGCGTTCACGATTGCTACAGCCTCGTGCGCGACTGGTATCGCGAGGCGGGCATCGTCGAGTTGCCCGAATGGCCGCGCGGCTGGGAATGGTGGAGCCAGGTCGGCGGCAAAAAGAACCTCTATCGCGACAACTTCGAAGCGCTCGGCTTTGTCGAAATCCCGGTCGGCGAGGCGACGCAACACGGCGACGGGCTGCTGTTCGCCTTCAACTTCTCGACGCCGATGCACGCCGCCATCGTGATCGAGCGCGACTTGCTGTTGCACCATGCGTCGGGCGTCAAGCCGGTCGACAGCACGCGGCTTTCGACGATGGTGCCGCGCGCTCGCTATGCCCGCCACGCGGTGATGGGATTGAGGCGTCGGACATGATGCGGGACATCTACCTGCACGGCGCTTGCGGTCGACGTTTCGGCCGGCGCTTCAAGCTCGACGTGGCGTCGCCCGGCGAGGCGATCCGCGCGCTGTGCACGCTGCGGCCGGGCTTGCGCGAAATGATGCGCGCCGGTTACTGGCGCCTCGTCGTCGGGCCGGCGCACGTCGGCAACGCCATCGACCTCGCCTATCTGCACATGAACATGGGCGGCCAAGCGCTGCACCTCGTGCCCGCCATGCCGCCGCGAGGGGGCGACGTGGGCAACGTCGGCAAGATCGTCGCCGGCACCGTGCTCATGGTCGCGTCGTTCTTCATGCCCTACCTCGCGCCGATGACCTTCATGCTGGGCCTGTCGCTCGCCATGGGCGGCATCAGCGGCTTGCTCACGCCGACACCGCAAGCGCAGCCGGGCCAGCAGGCGACCGACCTCGCGCCGCGACCGGAAGATCGACCGTCGTTCTTTTTCCAAGGCGTCACGAACAACAGCCAGCAGGGCGGCCCGGTGCCGCTGGTGTTCGGCACGCACTTGACCGGCAGCATCGTGGTCGGCGGGAGCATCAACACGCAGGACATCGCATGATCGTCGACCCCGTGCGCCACGAGATCATCACCGATCCGCGCGGGCTCCCCACGATTGCGCGCAAGGGCGCGGGCAAGGCGGGCGGCGGTTCATCGCCGACCAGCCCGGCCCAGCACCAGCCGGTCGAAAGCCCGAACACGCTGGTCAGTCGCCAGTCGGCGCGCATCATCGAAGTGTTGAGCGAGGGCGTGGTCGCCGGCATGCACACCGCTGCAGCCGGCGGGCAGTTCTGGAACAGCGTCTATGCAGACGACACGCCGTTGATGGACCCGGCCGGCAACTGGAACTTCACCATCCTGCAGGGCGACTTCCGATACGGCTACCCGTTCCAAGACCCGATCCCCGGCTTCCCGATTTCCGAGACCGAGTTCGGCGTCGGCATCACCTCGATCTATCTGACGCCCATCGTGCGCACGATGACCGACCCGCGCCTGACGACGATCCGTTACACGTGCCAAATCCCGCAACTCTACACGGCAGAGAACGACGGCGACGTGATCCCGTCGAGCGTCGCCTATGCCTTCGATGTGCAGATCGATGGCGGCTTCTGGACCAACGTCATCACGGAGCGGCTGCAGGGCAAGACGATGTCGCCCTACTTTTTTTCCCGGCTGGTCTATCTGCCGCCGGCAACGACCAGCATCAACATTCGGCTGATACGCCTCGACTTCAACAAGGTGACGAACAACGCCAACGAATTGGTGTGGTCGAGTTACACCGAGATCATCGACGGCTCGCTGTCCTACGACGACACGTGCGTCGTTGCCATGACGGTGACGGCGCAGGAATTTCCCAACCTGCCGCAGCGCTCCTATCTGCTCGACGGCATCATGGTGCAGTTGCCGAACAACTACGATGGGCGCACCCATTCGCTGCGCTGGCAGGATTGGGATGGCACGTTCTACGAACAGTGGACCAGCAACCCGGCGTGGATACTCTATGCGCTGCTGACCAATGATCGATGGGGCGTCGGCACGGACATCGATGCACTCGCCGTCGACAAGTGGTCGTTTTACGAAGCCATGCTGATCAACGACGCGCCGGTCAGCGACGGCCAGGGCGGCATCGAACCGCGATGGACGTGCAACGTCGTGATCAACACGCGGCAGGATGCGTGGCAGGTGCTCGCGGCGGTGGCGTCATCGATGCTCGCCACGCTTTACTTCGCCAACGGCACGATCTTCCTCGTGCAGGACAAGTTCATCAGCCAGCCGTCGCGGCTGTTCACGCCGGCCGACATCGAGAACGGGCTTTTTGAGTATGTCGGCACCGACGTTCGCTCGCGCTGGACCGCCGTGCCGGTCGGCTGGGTCGATCCCGACGACCGCTATCAGGCCGCAGTGGAGCTCGTGCAGGATGCCACGCTGGTCGCCACGCAAGGCTATCGCGTCGCGCCCCAGCAACAGGCGTTCGGCTGCACGTCGCGCAGTCAGGCGATCCGCGTCGGCCGCTGGTTCATCTATACGAGCCAATTCGAAACCGAGACGGTGACTTTCACGGTCGGCTTGGAAAACGCCGACATGCGACCGGGCGATTACATCGCGATCAGCGATCCGGGGCGCGTCGGGCAGCGCATCGGCGGGCGACTGATGGAGGACAACGGCGCGGACACGATCACGCTCGACGCCATGCCCGACGTGCTGATCAGCGATCCGCAATTCGGCTGGTCGATCTATGTCACGGCGGGCACCGCTGCCGATGCGACCAAGCCCACGGTCTACGCGCTGCCCTTGATGGGCCTGCCGAGCGTGGCCGGTGGCACGCAACTGCGCGTCGCTGGCAAGCCCGGCCCAACTGGCCTGCCGCCGGGCTCGACGTGGATCGCGGTGTCGCAGACCAACGCCAACCCGACGCCATGGCGGGTCAACAGTGTGACCGACAAGGGCGCTGGCAAATACGAGATCATGGCGACGGAGTATCACAACGAAAAATTCGACTACGTCGACAGCGGGTGGCTGCGCCCGACGCCGCCGACCTCGCTGCTGCCCAAGGGGCCGATCAGCGGCCCGACGAACGTCACGCACACGGAATATATCTATCGCGACGCGAGCGGCATCGTGCAGTTCGGCGTCATCCTGTCGTGGACGGCATCGAACGATCCGCGCGTCAGCAACTACCAAATCGAAATGTCGGGGCCGCGCGGCGAATACAAAAAGTTCGGGCTGATCCAAGGCGTCGTGCAGGACGTGCCCGCGATGAGCCAAGGGGCGTGGATCGTGCAACTGCGCGCCTTCGATAACATCGGCCGGCGCTCGGCCATCGTCGAGTATGACTTCACACCGATTGGGCTCACCGCGAAGCCGCTCGCGCCGACCGCGCTGTTCATCACGCCGCAGGGCGGCAATCTGACGACGCTGATCTGGACGGCAACCGGCGAGATCGATGTCGCCTACTATTGGGTGAAGTGGACGGGCAAGACGAGCGGCGCGACGTGGGAGCGCGCCACGACCAGCATCGCGCAAGTCGACTACAACACCACGCAGATCAACACGCCGACGCGCTCGGGCACGTTCATGGTCAAGACCATCGACAGTCTCGGGCAGGAAAGCGACGAGTGGGCGGAAGCGATCCTCGAAGCGCAGCAGACCGAGACCTCGATATTTTTCGACGAAGCGCAACAGCCGGCGTGGGCGGGCGATCTCGGCGCGGCGCTGACCGAGCGCATGCGCGTCACCGAGCAGGACAACAGCCGCATCACCGAGGACGGCAATCCGCGCATCGTCGAGCCCCGCGTCAACACGATCTGGCATCGCAACATCGGCGAGCTTTGGTTGCCGCCGCCGCTTGAGCCCGAGCCCGTGCCGCCCGGCATCTTCCCCGGCGACCGCGCCACTGCGCTCGACCAGACGCCGACGCGCGTGGGCGTCTACGGCTTCGATGCGGGCTTCGATCTCGGCGCGCGCACGCTCGTCACCATGACGGGCTACGTCGAGGGCTACGGCACGAAGCTCGGCATTGTGATGGCGCGATGGACGCCTATCGCGAACCAAATCCCGCTGGCGCAAGGCGCGCACAATTCGATGTCGAATTGGATACCGCTGGCGAGCGCCGTGCCGCTGGCGCAGGGCGGATCGTCGGCGTGGGATGCGCACATCGAGGCGCGCGTGAGCCAAGACGGCGTGACGTTCGCCGATTGGTTCCCGCTCAAGTCGACAGTGATCACCGGGCAGGCGTTCGAGTGGCGCATGATCGGCTCGATCTATGATCTGCAGACGACGTTGCGCGCGATCGAGGCGGGCGTGCTGATCGAGGTGCCGCTGCGCTCGGTGCAGGGCAACGACAAGACGCTCGACGGCACCGGGCACGCAATCGTGACCTACGTGGCACCGTTCCTCGTGACGCCGACCGTGCAACTCACCGCGCGCCAGTCGCTCGCGCCGGGCGGCAATATCGTGCTGGTCGAAAGCGACCGCGATCACTTCAAGGTCGAGCACCGCGACGCGGCGGGCGCCCCGCATGCCGGCGGCTCCATCGACTACTTCGTCCAAGGCTACGGCGGACACGCCTAGAGGTGATTGATGGCTGACACACCGACGAAAATCACCGATCTCCCGATTGCGGCGGTGCGCAACAGCAACGACGTGGTCGAGGTCGCGCAGGCCGATGGTGTGAGCCGCAAGATGCAACTGGCGTTGCTGGTGCCCGCGTTCCCCGATCTCGCGTATCTCGCGCCGCTCGCCAGCCCGACTTTCACAGGTGATCCCAAGGCACCGACGCCGGGCGTCGGCGACAACGACACGACGATCCCGACGACGGCATGGGTGAACGCCGCCATCGCTGCAGCGCTCGGGCCGTTCGCGCGCGTCGGCGACTTCTGGGCCTACAACAGCGCAACGCTGTCCGGGCTCGCGGCGGCGACCGTGCAAATCATCCCGAACACGGTGGGCAGCGGCAACTCGGGCGGCTGGTATGTCCCCGGCACTGGTCGCTACACGCCGCCGGCTGGGCGCTATCACATCTTCGCCACGTGCGCGGCGGCTGCGGCGGGCGGCGCGCTGCAGTTCACCTTGCAGCTTCGCAAAAACGGCGTCGCCATTCCCGGCGCGCTGGCCACCGAGACGCCGGCCGCGAGCAACTACTACTCGACAGCAAAGATCGGCGTGAACGTCGACGCGGGCGGCAGCGATTACTTCGACCTGACGATTGCGCCGAACGCGGGCGCCACCAGCGTCACCATTCTGAACTTCGGCGCGATGGCGGTGCGCTGATCGCAGCGCGTCCAACTTCCTGAAAAGCGGGGCAGACCCAATGAGCCAGTTCGATTTCGGCACAATCGATCCGTATGTCGTTGACGGCGTCGAGCTTGCCGACTTCCTCAACCAGTGGCGCGACGCGCTGCTATCGATGCACCGTGGCGCTGCGCGCCCGCCCTACGTCGTGCCCGGCATGCTGTGGATCAGCGACGCCGCAGGGCCGACCGGCTGGGTGATCAACTGGTATGTGTCACCCACGGTCGGCGACAAGCCGCTGTTTACCCTCAACACCGTGACGGGCGAAGTGACGATCAGCGCAGCGTCGGGCGGCACGCTCGGTGCGGCGACGTTGCTGGCCCAGGCCGCAGTCGCGCCAGCGGTGCAGTGGAACGCGACCGGCAATCCGATCGATCAGAAAAACTGGAAAATGTCGGTGAGCGCGGCCGACGGGTCGCTGCAACTGCAGTCGCTCAACGATGCCGGCGTCGTGCAACAGACGTTCACTTTCAATCGCGACGGCAGCATCGCCACGCCGGTCGGCTCGCTGTTCATGACAGGCGAGTGCAAGGATCTGATCGGCTTGATCACCGTTGCGCCGGCCGGCTGGGTGCTGGCGATCCCGGGCACCATCGGCAACGGCGCATCGGGCGCGAGCATCCGCGCCGCGGCCGACTGCCAGAACCTCTACGCCCATATGTGGACGCTGCCGAACGCCTACGCGCCCGTGACCGGCGGTCGAGGGGCGAGTGCGCTCGCCGACTTCAACGCGGCCAAGCCCATCGGCGGGCTCGACTTGCGCGGCGTGGTGCGCCTGACGCGCGACGATCAGGGCGGCGTCGCTGCGGGCCGAGCGCCGGGCTTCACAGCCGGTGTAACCGGCGGCGAGCCCAACGTCTCACTGACCGGGCGGCAGGTCGGGCCACATCAACACGGCGTGCAGGGCGGCCAGAATACCGGCGCGTTCGGCAACACCGGGCGCGCGGCGTTCGGCGACGGCGTCAACGCCTCGAGCTTCGGCACCAGCAACGGCGTCGACATGGGCGGGCTCGGTCCGCTCGGCGAGCCGCACAACAACATCCAGATGAGCCGTGCTGTAACCACGATCATCAAACTCTAGGGAAAGGATTGCTCCAATGTCGATGAGTGCAGCCGCCATTTACACTTGCGACCGTGACGGCACGGTTTCCGCGTCAGTCCCCGGCTGGCCCAACACGATGGCCGTGCCGCTGCCCGATGGCTGGACGCGCTTCAACGTCGACCAATCGCAAGGCGGCGGCGCGGTGATCAGCCACGTCGGCCACCTGTGCCCAGCGTGCGCGGCGGCCTTCGTAATCTTCCTGCAAGACGCGGGCGGCGGCGCGATGTTCAACCCTCCCTGATGGAGACAAGTCATGAACCTGCTTTGGCTTCTGGTCATTGTGCTGATCATCGTGGCGGTCGCCGGCCTGCCGACGTGGCCCTATTCGCAGACGTGGGGACACGGCTACTGGCCGAGCGGCTTGGGCTTCGTGCTGATCATTCTGCTGATCGTGCTGTTGCTGACCGGGCGGCTGTGAACAGTTTGAAATAAAAAATGTGCTGATCGGCACTATGCAACATGGTGTTGCATGCTATGAAGCCGGCCGGCCGGCGGATAGGCCGCCGTCCGGTTTCACCTCTGGGAGAACAACTTGAAGAAACTGCTTCTGGCTTCCGTCGCTCTGCTGGCCCTGATCTCGGGTCCGGTCATGGCGGCGTCGCTCACGCTCGGCACCGGCAACACCCAGACGATCAGTCAGGGTGCGTCCAACTCCGCCAGCGCATCGGTCGGAGTGACCGCTATCGCCGGGCTCACCGCTGGCACCACCTCTGGCGCAGGCCAGAACCAAGGTGCGGCGGCTGCGACCCAGCAGACCACGCCGGGCGGCACTGTCGGTGCGGCGGCGCACACCAACACGTCGCAGACGCAGGCGAACAACGCCTCGTTCTCCATCGGCGGCGCGGCCAACCTCTCGGGGTCGGCGGCCGGCGCGAACGGCAACTCGGGGGCTTCGTCCGCCGGGAACTTCTTCACCATCGTTCTGTCGCCGCTGCCGTAGGGCATAAGGCTCCCCCGTCATCCGATGGGGTGACGGGGGTTCCTTCGAAGGGGAACACCATCCATGAAGATGCTTAGGAGTTTCGCAGCGCTTGCCGTGACGGCACTGGCGCTGCAGGGCCTGCCGCTCAAGGCGCAGGACAGCACGAGCACGTCGGGCTCCAGTTCGACCTCGGCCTCGGGCTCGACCTCGTCGAGCACCAGCGGCGCGTCGACCACGTCGGGCACGTCGGGCAATCAACAGCAGCAGCGCGCGCGACAGACCAACAGCAACTCGGCCGGCATCACGCTCAACCAGAACACGCCGGGCGCGCAGTCGTTGACGAGCAACGGGTCGTTGTCGACCACGAGCCAAGGCAGCGGCACTTACAACAACAACCAGTCGGGCTTCACTTCGTCCGACGTGACCGTGCGCACGACGCCGACGGTCTATGCCCCGCCAGTGAGCGGCGGCAACCCGTGCACCCTCGCGGTGTCGGGCGGCGTCTCGGTGATCGGCTGGGGCGCTGCAGCGGGCGGCACTTTCGTCGACGAGGATTGTGCCAATCGCCAGAAGATCGCGATGATCCACAATGCCGGCTACGCGGCAGCGGCTCGCGAATTGATGTGCAACGACAAGGCGACCTATCTCGCCTTTCGCGGCACCACGACGCCGTGCAACCCGCGTGCGCAGTTCGACGGGCCAGCGCCGGCCCAGCCCATCGTGCAACAGCAGCCGCAGCCCGTGCCGCTGCAGCGCGTGACGACCAACGCGCCGATCCCCGACCGCACCAATCTGCCGCGCTGCAGGGGGCCGAACGATCAAGGGCCGTGCTACGGCGGATGACGTTGAGACAGGGCCTGTGGATTGCGCTGGCGCTCGCGCTGATCGTGCTGCTGATCACCGCGACGCACGCACAGAACGCGGTGCCCTGTCGCTACGTGCCGAACGGCATCAACATCACCATCGCCTGTGCGAATGGCTACTGGCAGACGATCACGCCCGAGGGCGACGTGATCACCGGCAATGGGGTCGGGGATCCAAACGCCGATGCGGCGGGCTCGACCATCGTCATCAATCCGGCGACCGGCGGGCCGGCCGTGGGAGCGGGGCCGACAGTGACCCCGCCGACGCAACAACTGCCCATGCTCGCGCCGTATCAGGCCGAGCAATTCGGTTTGCAGCCACGTCAATAGGAGCTCGTCATGCTGTCCTGCATCGTCGGCGCGTTGCTCGCGTGCGGCCAGTCGGTCGCAATGCACATCCCCGGACCCGTTGCCTATGCGCCGCAAAGCAACACGGCGTGGCAATACTACGCGCAGCCGATCCAGTTCGTGCCGGCTGTCGTCATCATTCGACGAGCGTAGCGCCCATGTCCCGCCCGCCCTTCGATCCGGTGCGGGCGGCCTTCTATCTCTCCCAATCACGTGTGCCCGGTGACGAATTTGTTCGACGTCGTGAACCTGGTTGGCGCCGACGGCGAGATCGAGACCATCCCGGTTGCGGCCCGCGGCCGAGTCGCCTAGAACC